GATATTGAGGAAATCGACCTGCTCGACCCGACTTCTCCGTGGCGAGATCTGCAAGACAAGCTCGCCAAAAAGTCGAAGTGCCGCAAGTTCGCTATCGTCAGCCGTATTCCGACGGTTGACTCAACCTATTATCCCATTCCTTATTACGGCGCGTTGTTCCGCGGCAAGTGGTACAACATAAAGCAGCTTATTGGCATCGCTAAGGAAGCGAAGCTGAAAAATTCAGCGCCGATAAAGTACCACATTGAGGTCGGCGCAAAATACTGGGAGAGCATTTTCCGTGCCGAGGGCATTACCGACCGCCGCAAGCAACAGGCGCGTATCGTCGCCGAGAAACAGCAGATTCTCGACTTCCTCACAGGTGCCGAGAACAGCGGCAAAGCCTGGTTCTCGACGTTCTATGTCACGCCCGACGGCAAGGAACAGCACGACGTTGTCATCAACAAGATTGACGATAGCAAGGAGGGCGGCGACTGGGAGACCGACATTCAGGAAGCAATCAATATGATTTGCTTTACTATGCGCGTCCACTCCAACCTTGTTGGCAGTGTCCCCGGTAAAGCCCAGAGTAACAACAGCGGCTCGGACAAGCGCGAGCTTTACACCATTGCCCAAGCCCTCCAGAAGCCGTATCACGACCTGCTCTTTACCGTTCATCGCATCATTATCCGATTTAACGGTTGGCAGGGAGTTCACCCCGAAATCCCCTTTATCCAACTTACCACGCTTGACGAACATCAAGACGCTAAACAAGTCAAACTTCCCAACTCAAACAATTCTGACAATGAAGCTGATAACAACTGACGAGCAGTTACGCTCTCATCTTCCCAATGTCATCGCCACGGTCAAGGGCGAAACGCCCTTTATCGAAAGGCTCTCGCTCTTTCTCGACCTCGCCGAAGACTGGGTCAAAACTACTTTCACTTCGGAAAGCACGTTTAACACAATCTGCGGTTACACCGACAGTAACAATATCAAGATATTGTGCTCTCGGCTCGTTGTCGCAGACGCTCTGCGCCGTGCTATTCCTTCGCTCGATATTGTGCTTACGCCCAATGGTTTTGCGGTAGTGAACACCTCAAACCTCGTTCCTGCATCGAAGCCGCGTGTCGATAGGCTCGTCGGCTCAATGTTGAGCCATCGCGACGATTGCATCGCCGCGCTATTGCCCGAACTTGTCGGGGCAAGCAAGTGGCTCACATCTTCACAGGCCGACTTCTTCGGCAGCACACTTTTCCCTGACCTCGCTATCGTCGATAACGTCGGCGAATCCACCGGCTCCAAGTGGGAAAAGTTTCTGGAACTCCGCCCACAGGTCATAGATCTTGAAGCGTCGTTGGCCGAAGAATGGTTTTCGCCTGAACTGATGTCAGCGCTCCGCTACGAAAACCTAAGCGGAGATCTGACTGAAAAGAGGAGTGAGATTGTCCGGCAGGTAAAAGCGCAGGTCGTGAGCTACCTGCGGTCGGGGTCGTTCAACTCGCGGAGGCTCGCGGATATTGTGAACTATGTCCGGCTGAACCCCGAATTTTTCAGCGAATGGCATCAGTCGGAAACCGCGAAGCTGTTTGCGCCGCCGATCTTCCGTAATGAAAAAAAGGCTTCGGGCTACTTCTTTTAGCGGTGCCGGGGCAATCGGCAGCCGGTGAAGCTACGTCGCAGGGGGCATTTGTCGGACATATCGCATCGGAGTTATGGCGCGAGACTCTGATTTTCCGATGCAGAATGTAGTCCAGCATCTCTAATCACTTAATAATCACGAATATACCGAGGTGTGCGATTAACAACAGCAACAAGTTAGCAACAAATCGGTAATATTTCGTATTGATTTCGTATCGACGGGAACAGACTCGCGACGTTCCTATCTCACCGCAAAGATACAAAATTTCAACGGTTTACTAAATAAAACGGCGCACAAACTGAAAAATTTTCTTGCGGTAGCGCACGGCTGCTCCCAAAAGGAGGATTGCGACCAGTAAACGGAAGCCGTATATCTGCGCCTGTTGCATCCATGAGAGGCGGTTGACTTCGACCTCCACGGTGTACGGCACAGGAACTTCTTTCTCCCGATAGACGACGCTGTCGCGCTGCGCCTCCGTCTTTTTGGTCGGGACGGGAACGGGGGTCTGCTTCGTTTCGAGATTGTGGAACAGCATACCATTGGGGAGGATTGTTGCCGTGGTCTTGGCATAGTCATTCTCCAACGTCGAGGTCGTGTCGGGGATCGTGCGCTCGGCGGTCTGAGGCGGAAGCGTGATAAAGACGGTATCAATGCTCTCAATCAATTTATACCTGATTTCCGTGCGGATACTGTCTTGCGTCGGCACTACGGTTGCCGTTGGCTTGGTCGTTGCGCAGGAGCAAACGATAGCTGCCAAAATTGCGATAGGTAGGAAACGTCTCATAGGGTCTTTGCGTATTGGGTTATACCGTCCACAACGGAGGACACGATTTTCTCCCTGCCATCGGAGGACTGGAGAATTGCGAGATCGCTGCGGTTGTCGTAGAACATTGCCTCGACGAGGACGGCAGGGCAATTGGTGCTGTCGCACATAGCCAGTCCCTGTACCCAGTAATTTGTCGGGGGGACGCTTCGGTTGCCCCTCAGCCCTCGCTTGTCCGCCTCGTCATAGATGAGCCGTGCGAGGCGTTTCGACTTCTCGGAGGCTTTACGCCCTACCATTACGCAGAAGCCCGTGGCATTGTGCCACTGCCCGTCGCCGCCTGCGGCGTTGGAGTGGATAGAGACGGATATGCAGTTCTGAGTGCCGAACTGGGCGCAGTAGTCGTTCACTTTCCGCGCCCTCCAATTGAGAGCAGCGTTGAGTTCACGCTTGGTGCATACTCTGTTGGGGGCTGATAACGGCTCGTGGTCTTGCGTCCATGTCTCGTAGACCGTGTAGCCCAAAGCCCGAAGTTGTCGGGCTATCGCCATTCCACACTCGCGGTTGAATTTCCACTCGTAGAATGTCTTGTCGGGGGAACACTTGCCTGGGCAGTTCTTCCCGTGTCCGTAGTCCAGTATGATGTAGATTGACTTAACCATTTTCGCCCTCCTTTTTGAGTTGCTTGTTGTTGAGATACTCGTTGATTTTCTCCAGTACGCTGTGAGCGTCGCCCTCGGACGCACAGGCTACCACCATACTGATGATTTCCTTTGCTTCGATTGCTTTGCTCTTGCGTCGCTTGGCGTGTTCGAGCATAGACTTGGCTTCAACGCCGATAAGTCCGATGCAGAACACAATTGAGAGGAACGGGAGCGCATAGACGGGGAACAACACACCGATTGTGTCGATGATGAAGCCTACCAACATCAGCCTCCAGTATTCGGAGACCTTATCAATCGTAACTCTCAACTTGTGGGAGTGAATACGTTGGTGTGTCGCTTTCGCGGTGTAGACGCCGTCCCATAGGTCGAGCATGATTGCTGCGATGACCAACAGCCATAACGCCACCGAGACGGCAAGGTGGGTCATAAAGTGTTGCACTGTTGTTTCGGTCAGTATTGGAATGTCCATCGTGATATGAGTTGGTTTACTCTGCAAAGTTAATCATTTCTGATTATAATATAATCATATTTAGGCGTTATTCTGCTGAGAGATTAGTTATTATCTTCAAGAGACAGCAAATTCGTCTCCAATGAGTTTATCTGCTGTCTGATGTTCTCACGCTCACTGCGTAGCGTAGTGAAGTCGTAGGGGAGTTCCTCGCCTGCCAATGACGCTTCGTAGCACTTGATTACCTTGTAGTCCGAGCCTGATAGTTGGTCTTTCAGGAGTTCAATTTTGCGCCGTTCAGCCTGCACGTCTCGGACTTTGAGATAGTTAAACTTGATGCAAGTGCCTGCGTCATACGGCACAACCCTGACGATGTATCCCTCCTCCGTCTGCAACTGCTGAGAGTCGATAGGATCTACTGGCTTCCACCCACAGGCGGCAAGCCCGTCAATTTGCTCCTGTTCGGTCACTATCCGCGTTTGGAGAGTGCCGTCAGCACCGAGGTATTGTTCGGTGTACTCCTCGATATTGCGGCTGCGTAAATAGCCGCCCTCGTTAATATATCCGTATTCTATCATAACTATTAAAATTTCCATTTACTTACAAGCCACACCTCGACACGGTTGCCGTTAAGATTGTAAACACTGAATGTGAATTTTGCCTCCCAGCCATTGGGAATGTCGTAGTAATCATTCTCCGAGGTGTCGTCGAATATCTTTTGTCCTGACTTCGGATAGAAACGGGTAGCCCCTGCGCCTATCTGCTTTGCGAAAATGACCTTTCCCTCCAACCCGTCAGTGGGGAGGTAGGCAATTCCGACCTTGTCTTTTGTCAGACCGACCACCTGCGTAACACCGCTGCCTAGATTGACTGCGGTCGTTGCCGCGTTGTCGGTAACGTAGAATTGTTTAAGTATCAGTCCCGACGCGCACAGGTCTTGGAAATATCCACCGAAAGCAGGGGCGTTGCCCGTATTGGAGGCTCTGCCGTAGACACCTGCAACAAGGGTAGACTCTTTCTCAAACATCCACGAGTAATTGACATTATCGCCAAAGCCGAGACCGACTATTGAACCGTAATGGGTGTAGCCCGTCGAGGCAGGGAGAGCGTTGGTTTTAGGATTGTTGCAGAAGATACCACTTGCGGACAGGTACGCTACACCGTTTGAATTGCGGGTCTCCACTACGCCACGGGTCGCATCTATATCCACGGTCGAGCCGACCGATTGGTCGAGGGTATAGTCTCCGCCCGTCTGCGACGATACCAACTTGATATGACCCGTCTTGCCGTCGAGCATGAGAGCGTAGTCAGTCCCGTTCATCTTCGAGGATCGTATACGTTCATCGGAGAAGTAGAAGCCTGCTATAAGGGCTTCCCCGAGCACTTTCAGGGCGTTCTTGATTTTCGCGTTGTTCAGAATGAGGGTGTCAGACTCCTCGTTGTTGAAATCAAGTACGTCGCCGAGTTTGAAAGCATTTTCCACGAGGTCGAGGAAACTATTCCCATCCGAGGACACTATGCGCTCCGTCGTGATACGCCCAGGCAGTATCTCCGTGAAGCCGTGCATCGGGGCGAAGCTGCGAGTACCATCTATTTCGGAGTTTAGAACACCTACGAGCAGGTAATAATAATTTGCCACTGCGTCCATCCTTATAGAGTTCTCGGAGAGTTCAAACATACCTGCCGTATTGGTATCATGCGGACACTTCGCATACAGGTAGTACTTTTTCGAGGTATCAGTCAGAACTGCGGACGTGAAACCCTGCATTTGCCACGTCTTATAACCCTGCGCGTCTTTCCGTTCCTTGGTCGTGATTGCATCGTGTCCGAGGGTCAGGTGCTGTAAATAGATTGCCATGCCCCCCGATACCATTGTGCATACCAATTGCTTGGTCTCGTCGTTGTACCCTACGGGGGTTGCTCGTTGTACCCAGTCGTTGCCCGATTTGCTCACAAAGCGGAACTGGAGACTCTCGTCACCAATCAACATCGACATGGCTTGTACGGCTATCGGGGAGATAGCGTTGGTAAACATATCAAGTTGGGCGTCCTCCAACATTTCGATTGTCTCCTTGGCGTCTCGGAAGCGTCGCTTGGTAAATTGCAGGAGGCTGTTGGTCGTGTCCTCGATAACAACCTCCGTGTTGTCTATCTTGGTAAGTTCTCCCTGTACGCTCTTGCCGCTGACTGAGTTGCTGAGTTCAAGCGTCGGGGAATACGGGGCGTTTACATAGTCCTTGATGCCAGTAATGCGGATTTTTACCCCGTCAGGCGCAAACTGAGGGTCAGAGAACAGAATGTAGCCACCGACAATGAGTTTACCCCCTACGTTGAGCCAGTTGCGCTTCGCCCATACGCCCTGCAAGTCTCCCTTGAATGTGAATTTAGGGTCTTCGCTCTCGTAGAGTTTTTTGGCTGCTTCCTTGAACATATCCCACGACGCGCCTGTCTTGGTCGTGTTGTCAAAGAAATACTGCTTCGGGAGCCTGATACCGAACACGGCGTAGTCGTCTTTCGGGGCAGGCATGTAGCCAGTGGCAGGGTCAGGCATGATGATACCGTCTATCTCCTGCGGCACGATCTCGAAACGACGCTCACTGTGCTTGTACTTGTACTCGAACTCCTTACCTGCAAGCATACCCGATTGGAATATGATTGTCGGGGTCTCCCCGTCGATGATGCAGTCCTTGCTGCCGTAGTCGAGGGCTTGTGGAATGGTGCTGTCGGTAAAATCGTAGAAGTGCTTGTCAGCGTTGACCGCTATAACCGTCCCAACCTTGCCGACACGGGAGGGGTATATCTCGGAGCAGTCCAGACTGTCCTCCTTGACGGCGGTTGAGACCTTATCCACGCGCTCGACATAGTAGCCCTGCGCGTCGGTCTTGTAGGTGCGCCCCTCATATTCGAGCGTTTGGCTCGGAGGCAGGAGCAGTTCAGCCGAACTTGTAGCGTATTCGGGGAAGTCGCTGCCCTCGCCCCCGTATCGGCTTCGGTCTATGTTGCGAGTGCCGCCCTGCGTGTAGATACGCTTGATAGGTGCTTCGTCGAGGTTGGTTGTGCGACCAAGCCCAGGAATGAAGCCGTTGCCCCTGCCGTATGACAACGGGAGAGGCTCGTCCTTGTTGTACTCCACCTTGCGGAGGTGTATAACGTGGTTGACAATTTCCCATTCGGTCTCGAATGTGTCGGCGATAGACTGGAGAGCAGCGTCGATGTAGCAGTGGTTGAACTCCACCGTTTTCTCCGTGCTTTCGAGGCACGTTCCGACGCTCCACACATTTGCACCCTCACGCTTATTGAGGTTCTTGACAACCTCCTCGACGAGTTCGTGAGGACGGGCGCACATGGAGAATTTCAAGCGTCCGTCCACGGTGTTGCGGAACTTATACAGCCCCAACTTGTCCTCGTCTCCTCCGAGGGTCATGTTGTAGGTGATGTTGCGAATGCCGTTTTTCTTGAGGTTTTTTTCGCTGTTCAGGCGGAACGTCTGATTTTGGAACACGCACCACGTCCCCACGGGAAAGTCAATGTATCGGGGCAGCGAGAATTTGAGCACCAACTGGGGCTTCTGCATCAGGGAACGGTAGCGGTAGCTGGTATCGTCCACCTCTACGTCTATCGTCACCTTATACAGGGGCTGCAATGTAGAGGAGGCGACACGCGCCCCCTCTGACGGCACTATCTGCACAGGCTCGTACTTGATGAAGCCAAGCCCAACATGTGCAGATAGTATTGCTTTTGAATAGTAGAACAGTTGTATCATTCGTCTACGATTGTAAGGAGTTGAGCATAGTCCACGCCGTCTTTTTCCACCCAACCCTCTTTGAGAGCAGCGTTGATATGCCCGAACACGCCCATGATGAAGCCTGAGAAACTTTCGAGTTTGGTAAATGTGTGGTAGGCAGGTGCGCCCGTCTCATCCTCTCCAAGTTTGAACTTGATAGGGAGATTTGCCCCCTGCGTCTGCACGGCGAGGTCGTATGCAGCCTTGAAGTTAAACTGATTTTCAGTAGAGAGCCACACAGCCTTGCCCTGCCATACATAGCCGTTGAGTATGGTGCGGTCGGTATTGGCGTTGACGAGAGCGTCGATGTCGGCTTTCAGTTCCAACTGGGTAGGCTCGTGGTCGTAGTACTTGCGATTGGTGTAGCCCTGCCCATTCTCCTCCCCGTAGCCGAATATGAGGAGGTAGTTGTTCGAGCTGAGACGCACGATTTTGTCCTGACGCTGTTCCGCGCCGTAGCACTTGAAAAATTCTGTTTCTGCCATTGTTGAGAGGAGTTTAAGTGAATTTGTATTTGACTTTATTTTCACCGAAATACTCGGCTGCTATTGTGGTGGCGAACGGGATCTCGTCGCGCTCATCGAGTTGGTCGAGGATATTCTTCATTTCGTCGCAGTCCGTGAAGAACTTGCTCAACGAGCCATTACGGGTGTCTCGGAACTGCACAAGCCACCTTTCGCCGTACTTGGTCTTGACATCACGCTCGAAGTCCAGCACCTCAATGCGGACGTTCACGAGTTGGCGCAACTGGGTCGTGCCGTTGGCAAAGCGTTTCTTGCCGTCTTTCGGGGTGTAGGATACACCCAACTGGGAAAATTCTTTCATTCGTTGTTTGATTGCTTTACGTTTGATTTTGTTGAACTCCGAGGGGTACAGGAGCGTCTCTAACAAGTGCCACGACTGACAATGCTTTGCCATACCCCATAACGAGCCGACAAGAGCCTGCCGACGTTTACGGCTGCGCACCCTTTTGAGTTTACGGGCGAACTGCTGCTTGACCCGTTTGCGGAGTCGCGTGTGGTCGGGGAATATGACATAGCCGAGGAAGTCAAGCCCCGTTTCCACGGGAAACACCCTGTCGTTGTGCTTTATCTCCTGCCCGATGAACTCCACCTGATTATGCACGATGCCACGGGCAGACCACAGGTATAACTTGCTGCCGCTGCCTATCACTCCGTCATCGCAATAGCGGTAGTAGTGCTTGATGCCGTAGCGGTCTTTCAGATAGTGGTCGAGGAACACGCTCAGAAGCAAATTGCATAGCCCCTGCGACGCCCTCAACCCCATGCTCACACCTTGTGGCAGGAGGCGCACGAAACGCTCTAATATGGCAATCAGTCGCTTGTCCTTGAATATCCTGCGCACACAATACATCAGGAAGTCCTGCTCAACCGTTTCGTAGAACTTGCGTATGTCGAACTTGTAGATGTAGCGCATGCCCTTGGGGTCGTCCCGTAGGTCACGGCTGATGTAGTCTTTCAGTTCGTGCATACCACGTCCCTTGATTGAGGCGGAGGTGGTGCGTATGAAGCGTCTGCGCAGATGTCTATCCACGACGGTCATTACAGCGTTGACGGCGATGCGCTCCGTCATAGGGAACACCTGAATGTTCCTCCACTTGTTGCCCTCGTGTACTATTTTGGGATGGAAATGGCTTATCGTGAGCGTCCCGTCTACAATCTCTCGTTTCAATTTTGCAAGGAACTTCTCGCGGTTGCGGAGTAGCCATTTACCCTCACGCAACTGCTTTCGGAACGTACCTCGCAGTACCGTGTCAAATGATTGTTCGAGGTTGCTCTGTTCGACAATTTCCTCTATTATGTAGCCCTCACGTTTCATTGTGATATTGCTTTCCTTCAGTTCCGCAAGTCCAAGGCGTTCGAGAATTAACCTACCAGCCTCTACTCGCAATTGATATTTTTCAGTTTTCCGTGTTAGTTCACGCTGTTACTGTGGCTCGGGCTTCTCGTCCGCTGCTATCCACTATCTCGTAGCGGTATGCAGTTGGGACGATTTTCCGAAGATATTTCTTTTCGCATTTACTGTTTGCAAGCCGAGACCCGTAGCTCGAGCTCGAAACCGACGATGCGGGGTACGCAACCGCATAGACGAGACCGCCATTCGCATTCGCGTTGTTGTTCGACCGCCCGACGACACGGCGTTGAAGCCCTCTACCAGTTTGTTTATCGAGGGGGAGAGCGTTTAGCTCTCCGCACCTCGTTATGTAAGTTCTTTGTTATCATATTCCGTTGTTATTTAAGTCGTTGTTGACAAGGTTGCAGCAAGGTTAGGACTGGCTCTCTGTAATGACGATTTGCCCCCTGAAGGCAAGCCGAGACCCGCGGCCCGTGCCCGAACCCGACGATGCGTCGTGCGCACACGCATAGACGAGACCGCCATACGCATCCGCGTTGTGGTTCGACCGCCCGACGACACGGCCACGGGATGCAGAGTACCACTGACCGTCGGCATAATTAGACGCCCACACGCTGCTGTCGGTAGTGCATTTCGAGGCGATTACATCGCAGAAACGCCCATGTTTCACCCTGCCGATGCAGACACCGCTTGAGGTTATTCCCTGCACGGTGCGCTCCGTCTTGGCTATCGGGTCGTAGATGTGCCATACAGCGTCTATCGGATCGAGGTTGTTATTGTCTACGCAATGGTCGGCTTTCCACTGGGCGAATGAGCGTATATTTACGCCTACATTGTCCATAACCTCCCACGTACAGCCGAAGAAGTTCTCAAAGCCGAGACACTTATTTCCGTTGCTTGCTGTGGCTCGTTTGGTGTCAGCGTTGCCTATCAAGTCCTGAGAGCCTGTCGAGCCTCCTGCGCTACGACCGTAGCCGCAGAGTAACTGGGCGTCGCGGTTGCCCGTCAGCGAAAAGTACAGGATTGCTATAAATTTACTCATTTCGTAGTCGAACAACTGATAGCCTGCACCGCGTCGGGCTGCAAGGTTCATCAAGTCCTTGTAGGTGTAGTTGAGAGTTCCCAACGGGGTGTTCGTGGGATTGCCCTCGGTGTCGTATTGCCACTCGTTCGAGGTCTGACTTGTACCTGTACCAACACGGACATTTGCACCGCTGACGGAGCGCAACTGCCGCAGGGCGTCCACTGAAGCGTGGTAGACACCTCCGAGGCAAGCGTCGTTATGCACCCAATCAGGTTCTATAGCCTCAATCTCGCGGCTGTCTACGGCGATTGCTTCGAGTTCTCCGTGAGTGCTTTTCGAGCCGAACACGAAAGTCTTTGCCCCCGCAGGCACGTCGATGAAGATGTAGTCCCCCTCGACAAAGTCGAACAAGGTGTTGGAGACCGCCATGTGGTACGTGCCGATGATTACCCCGTCAGCATCGAGGAACACACCGCCCATCTGCGAGTGGTTTACGCCTGGGTAGCGCACCTGCTTCATGCCCTCCACGTCTATCTGATAGGCGTTGTAGTTCGGAGTGACGGCAAGTACGCCCTCGGAAGCCAGTGTGCTCACACCTACGGTCACGTCGTTTACCATGACGGCGCAGTTCTCCGAGAGGATGATGTTCTTCAACTTTTTACGGTTGATTTTGTCAGCCGTAGAGAGTGGTTCAGTCGTGAGCGACGACCAGAAGATGTATTTCTTTTGGTTCTTGTAGTCGTTCACGCCCTTATACCAGCAGTCGGGAATACGCATCATTACGTCGAAGCCCTCGCCGAATTCGTCCTTGTAGTCGAACTCCGTGCCGTCAGGGAGTTGGCGGTAGTTGCTGTTGGATATTCTCACACCCTCCCACTTGCAAGTGGTGGTGTTGAGTTTACCCTTGACAGGTATAAGAGCCTCACGGATACGCAGCATGTGTCCGCTTGCTGTGTAGTTGTCCCCCGTGGTGTTGTTGTCGATGTTCGTCACGTTCTTGGGGTCGCTGTTGGTATCGTCGAACACCACGGCGGTGTACTGGGCGTTGTGGAGGTTGAGTTCAGGGAAATATGCGGCGAGAGCGTTGAACTCACTGTCTGGAATAAGTTTGTTCAATATCCACGTGCCAGTCAGTCCGTCGCAGGCGTTATCGAGGTCAGAGCCGATACCCTTTGCTCCCGACGCTTTCAGGGCGTTCAGAATTGTTGCCCCCGTCGTTATCTTGACGTTGGTAACGCTGATTTGGGTAATGGAGGCACTGCCGCTGATAGCGTTGTTGAGCATCGTCAGGGCGTCGATGTGGGCGCAGCCCTCGATTTGGAGACGCTTCACGGCGGAGTATCCTGCAATCGTCAGTCCTCCGTTGGGGTAGACGAGGTTGGGGAGGTTCTTGAACGAGAGGGCAGTCATGGTCGCAGGAAGTTGAAGCGTCGTGATAGGCGATGTCTCTGCGAGTGTGACGGTCTGCATCGTCGAGCCTGCCGCCTTGACCGTTTTAAGACGGGGGCAGTAGGTAGCGTCCAACGACTTGATAGGGAAGTTGCGCAGGTCAATCTCCTCCAAGAACGGAAGCTGACCGAGAGCCAACGTCGAGAGTTCGTCGCCGTTGTTCGTCGCAGGAGTGTAGCCGTCGCCACCGATGACCAGTTTTTTGAGCAGGGTCAGTGCCGAGATACTCCAGCCACTCTGTTTCGGGGTCGCATTGCGTATGTCAAGTTCCCCGATGCGGTTCGCGCCGAAGATGTAGAGCATAACGCCTGAGCCGAGGTTGGTGTTGCCCGATTGCAGGGTCACGGACTCTCCCTCGTTCAGATACACGCTCTGTCGGGCTTCATTAGCACGGTCTACACCGATACCGAAGAAGCCTGCTTTCGCAGCCTTGATAGTGACGCTCATGTTCGTTCCTGTGCAACGCATTGCGATTGCCGAGGAATAGGTGTCTCCGCACTGGTAGTAGCCGTCTCGGTAGAGGAAACGGGTCTTGATGAAGTCTTGGAGACGCTGAATTGATAGACCGTGCAGGGCGAAGAAGTAGTTGTCGTCGGCGGTCGAGTGTTCGATGTACTTGCGTATGCCGTCGTAACTCGACACGAGTTTAGGCCACTTGCTCAGGCGGTCTTCAATCCAGTATTTCTCCAAGCCCTGCGGCGAGAACGGGCGCAGTCCCGACGAGAGTTGCACGGTGCGCATTGCCGCAGCGATAGAAGCCACGGAGACGGTCTTGGTGCTGTCCTCGGTGTCGGAGGCTCCCGTGTAGGGTTTCAGCCAGATATAATCAGCCTTGGCTAACTGCGTGAACAGGACGCTGTCGTGTCCCTGATAGTAGCCCTTGGGGTCGTTGTTCGGGTCGAGTTCCGCAGGGATAGTCAGACCGCAGTCGTTGTCAGAACCGAGGATCGTGTCGCCGTCGTAGAGGTGGTTCAGGTACATTCTCGTTGTTCCGTCGGTCTCTCGGTAGCAACCTATCATCATGTTCTTACTACGCTGGTCTACGGCAGCGAGATAGTCCGTAAACACGTGGTAGCATATCATGGAGTGTACGTTGGCGACGGTGTGCAACTCACGCTTGAATTTCAGGAGGCGGTTTTCGGGAGTGCCGCTGACGCTCTGCCCGTCAATCGTGATGTTGCCGTCCGATGCCTTGAGGTTGTGGTTGCAGTCCTGACACCAACGCAGCCAACGGTACAACTGATAAGGCACTTTGCGTCCGTCCTCGTAGGCTTCGTTGAGAGTGTCGTCGTCGGGGTAACGGCTCTCAAAGTAGGTCAGCCAAATAGGGGTCGGGTCTTTTGCCTTGCCGTTGTCGTCGAGCGTCGGGTCTGTCGGAGCAAGCATATCCTCGACGGAGTTCACGCCTTGGAACCAGTCCATTGCGTTGTAGGCTTTCAACTCGTAGTTCTCCACGGGGTTGAGCACGTCGCCCGTTACGACCCACTGACCGCCCGTGTAGGTCATAGTGCCAGTGGTCTCAGTCCAACTGCCGTTCTGATAGCGGAAGAACTTGTAGCCTGCGCCGCAGAACTCCGAGAGCAGATATACCTTGGTCGTGTCCCAGTTGGCCTGTAGAGCCGTGAGTTCGCTTTCCGTCACGGCGGTAATCGCCTTGTTCTTGGGCAGTATCTCCTCGACAAAATCGCCGTAGTTGAGGCAGTCGGCGTTGTAGCCCTCGACGCCCTCGAAGCCGAACACACGGGGGTCTCCCTTGTCGTAGTTCCAGTTGCCCTTGGCGTGGAAATAGCCGTAGGACGGGGAGGTTGCGTCCGAGGAGTGCATATCGGTACGGAAGAACGCGCAGGGGACGCTGTCAATGGAGGTATTGAGCGTATATTTGCCCTTGTAGGCGTTCTGTGCAGGGGTCATGTAGTTTGCCCCCATAGCACGTTGCAGGACGTTATAGAGTTCCGTAGACGCGCCGTTGTTCGCACCACCACTCTCCGAATAATCCACCTTGACCGTGATGATGTTGGTAGGCACGGAGGTTTCGAGGGGCTGAACACAGTTCTTTGCGGCGTTGGCAGCGCACTCGTCGTATTTGAGGAGGTCTGCGCCTGAGAACTCGCTGCGGTCGTGGAGCAGGGTAATTGTCGCTTCTTTCAGCTTCATCTTGATGTTCTTGATAGGACGCATCGAGGATGTAGTACCCTGATTGGTGACGGTTACACCGATAGCCTTGAAGTCCTGCCACGGACGGTCGGGGAAATAAGCGTAGATGTCATAGATACGCTTGGTTTTCTTGTCGCCGTTGAGGGTTTCGAGGTAGTCGGGGTAGTTATCAGCCACGTTGTCCGTGTCGGCGTTCTTGCAGACCACGAAATACGGGATGCCTATAGCATAGAGAGCCGCAGCCTGCGGTCTGTTTGTGGCAGGCTTTCCCTCTGCCGCCTGCGAAGCCATGACTTGGTTGTAGTTGTACTCCGTAATCATGCTCTCGCTGTCGGCGAGTTTCAGGAGGTAGTTGTTGAACGACTGCTCAAACGAGTAGTAGGTCTGCCATGCTCGGATATTGTAGAGATACAGGTCTCCGTTGCTGCCGTCGAATGTTACGGGGGTAGCGTGACGGGCTATGCTGCCACTCTCGTAGTAGCACGTTCCTATCAGCTCACCATCAAAATACATCTTGGCGACCCCGATACCTGCGTAGGGGGCTTGGCTTGTCGGCTCAATGACGATAGCCACGTCCGTGATACTATCATCTTCGAGAGCAGCCTTGATTGTCTTGGCGACGGTTGCCCCGTTGTCAAAAGTCAGCACCACATTCTTGCCCGTGACGTAGAAGCCTATGCCGCCCGATATGCAGGAGATAAGCCGTGCGGAGTCGTCGGCAATGTGCCTCGTGCGGATACGGAACTGGATAGCCATGCCGTTGGTCTCGATCGCAACCTGATTAAACGGCTTGTAGTCGAGGGTGGCAGTGACGTTCTCGGCGATGCGGAGAGCCATTAAGCCGTTGTCATTCTCAGTGCCGTAGGCGTCCGTGCCGAAGCTGTCCTTGACAAAGCCATTAGTTGAGTAGTTCGACCCCTTAACGGTCAGCGTGTAACCGCCTCCCGTGATTGTCTTGTTAGCGTCCGAGTTGCTACGGCTCGCCATATCCATGTCGAACACCAACTGCGTAGTCACGCTCTCAATGTCGAGGAGCGACCCCTGTACCTTGAAAGAAGCCAACTGCGAGGTCTTGGTCGATGACTTGGCAGAGAGTTTGAATGTCACGCTGCCGTCGGTGTTATAGCCCTGAACACGCTGCGTGTAGGTGTATGTCAGGGAACGGTAGGCAGTTGTTGTCTGCTTCACGGTCTCAGTAGTGCCTACGGTCTCGATGATTGACACCTCCGCTTGCGAGGCGAGGGGGTTGTAGACGGCAAAGTCCATCGACACGGACTGATACTGCTTGACTACGGCGTCGGCGGTCTCCGAGAGCCAACGAGTAACGACAATCGGCTCGGTGTTCGACGGGTTTACAACCATGAGGGCTGTGTGCAGGTAATTACCCACCACGCCCGAAGCAACGTCCTCGCCGTGTATGCGGAGAGGGTATGCCCCGTGGGTCAGGACAGCCCCTGCGCAGTTGTTCGGATTTACCGAAATACTGTGCGAATATGTGTCGCTGATAGTTGCCGTGCCGAGAGTCTTCCACTGTCCCCCGATGTAGATTTCAACGGTGCAGAGAATACCCTTGTCGCTTGCGTTGTTGGGGAAACGGTACATAGGGAGGGACTTGATTGCTCCACCCTGCAGAACGACCGTAGAAGCTGTGTAATTGAGCGTCTGTTCACTCTTGATTGTAACATCTACAGCCGTCACGTTGATGTTGCGAGAGCCGCTGTTTCCGCTGTCGTCGTAGGCAATGAACTTGAACCTGCGAGAGCCTGCCATTGCAAAGTATGAGGACAGGTCGAACTCAAACGAAAAGTCCTCAGCGTCGGTCGATGAAGCCTTGTTGAGACGGTAGGTCTCTAACAACTGGTTGCTATCGCGGTCGTAGAGTTCAACACGCTCAATCAGGTTGTCCTGCTCGTTGCTTCCAACGGTAGTGACGGAACGGATAGAGGCTTTCAACAGCATTGTGCCTCCTGCCTGTCCGTAGAACGGCGACGACTGGGGCGTGATATACACGATAGTGCCGCCACCACCTCCTCCGCCTGTGCCGACGGAGAACTGGACTTGGTTGCCGATAGTCTGATTTTTGGCGTTGACCATCGAGAGTTTGACAACGCCCTCGGTATCGGTGTCTATTGCGAGATCGGCAGGAATTGCGGCGTATGCGCCTCCCGTTGAGAGTGCGTCCTTGCCGTTCTCGGCAGGGGTGTCGCTTGTCTCGACTTTCGAGCCACCGCCCCCTCCGAAGTCCTGCCACAAGTCAGCCTCTCCGAAGTCGCTTGCCTCGCCTTTGAACTGCTTGGTCTCCCACTTGTTATCGGCGATTTTGTAGGTAATCACGAGACCTGCCTTGGCGTAGGTTATGCCCGTGGCGTTCTGTAACGCCTTGATAGCGGCAATGGCATATTCGAGGGTGTAGAACGATGCCGAGGAGCAAGCCCCACAGAGCAGGTCTACATTTATCAGGGTCTCCTCGCCTGCGCTCATTCCTGCGAGGTCGAGCCAGTTGTTCGGGTTCTTGAAATCAGTCTCGGAATTGGTCGTGCCGATGTACTGGTAGGTTTTCCACGTCGCCTGACCGATTGAGAATGTTATTTGAATACCGACGGTCGTGTAGCCCTTGGCGTATGCGGCGGCAATAGCCGTTTCGAGGGTATAGTACCCTGAAATGGGCTGGTCGTTGGTTACGTTGTAGCAGTTGCCGACGGAAGCAGAGCCTCCGAACTTGCGCCAGCTATCAGCGTTGCTCCATACACCGCCCTTGAACTGCCACGTCTCGAAGCCCTCGGCGGTCTTGAACGTCAGCACCGTTCCCTGATACCCGTTCTCATCCACCCAGTCCTCGCTGAAACGGGCGAGAGCCGTTGCGAGAGTGAGGGCTGCGGAGGTGTTGAAATATGCGTTTACGTTGATGAACGTGCGAGGCGCAACCGCATTAGCAACCATCCCCTCGACTGCCGAGGGGTCAGAGCCTGCCATGACGAGATTTGAGGTTGTCTCGTCCCACACATAGAGGTTCTTCCCGTAGGAATAGACCTTGTTTTTGAGGATTGCCGTAAAATTGGCGTTCATGTAACTGTCAGCCCCCTCCCAACTTGCGTAGAGAGTCGTGCCGACACGCAGGGCGAAAACATGCTTATTCGCAACGTAGACAACGTCTCCTGCAACGGTCGCACTTGCGTTGGTAATATTACCAATCGACACGATACCGTCAAAGAACGCCAGTCCTGCGTTGTTCGCCTTGGTCTTAGCGTCTGAGGCAATGCCCTTGATTTCGTCCACAGCGTCCTCGGCGTTCTCGGCTGCGGTCTGAGCCGCCTCCGCTGCTGATGCCGCGCTTTCGGCTGCGGTCTTGGCTTGCCCTGCCGTGGTCTTTGCTTCCTTGGCTGCTTCCTTGGCTTGGGACGCCTCGGTGACAGCGTTGTTGTAACTTTTCAGGAGGTCTCCCAAAGGTACTTTCACGCTCTCATTCTGCGCGTTCACACCCAAAGTCATCAGACCGTCAGTGCTTCCGACCAACGGCAATTCTGAAATTCTTTTCTTTTGGTCTGCCATTGTTTAGAATGTTAATTATTGGTATAAATTCGGCTATTGCCATCTTCCGTCATTACAAATTCTCCACTCTGCATAATCAGGTAGGAAATACCGCTGCGCGGTCGTATGATTATACGAGCCTTATTGTCGTCCTCGGTCACAACCCAGTCGTCGTCCTCGGTAGCAAGGAACATGTACGAGTTGACGGGACGGCAGGAGACAAATTTCAGCGTCAGCGAGAACTTGCACCACACACCTCCGTCAGGTGACAGGTAGAAATTCTGCACGCTCATTTTGTTGTAGAAGCACTCATATTCCGCGTTGGTTTCCTCGACGTAGAACTTGCGCACTTCGGGCTTAAACAGGGTAGCGAAAAGAGCGTTGTAACGCTCCCAAAAGGTTGCGACCGTAGGGGTCTTGATAAGGACATTCAACGTCACGTCCTTGGGCTTGAAATATACCTCCTGCCCGTCGTATGTTACCCCTGCTACACCTTTCGCCTTTATAGTCAGGTTCTGCTTCACTTGGGGGGCTTTCCGCAGATCGTTGTGGCTTCCCTGAAGAATGTACGCCCCGAACTGGGACATATCCACCCCGTCGAGTTCATACCCGAACTGCACCACTCCCGACTCCCCGAAGTCGAGGGGCGAAGCGGTAGGCACTACGGGAAAATCATCAGCGAAAGTGAGCGTGAGTTTGCCGAGGGTGACGTGAGAGGAGAACGACCCGTTGGTGGTCATTCTCAGTTTCCACGTCTTATTGAGAGCAGGGACGTTGAACGTGTGGTATGCGCCCTGCGAAAGGCTGTCGAACAAGTCCTCCGCATAGCGCACATTCGAGATGCAGAACGATATTTGCAGCGTCCGCGTGTCGAGGACGGGGGCTGTCAGGTCAAATTCCTCCCCGTCCTCGTCAGGCCAGTCCGTGCTTTCGATAGTCTTAAACTGCGGGAACTGAATGAGCTGACCCAGTTCCCCGTCCTCAATGTAGACCCCGAAGTCGAGATACGCATCGCTGTCGTCTATCAGCAACTTTCCTTTCATCATAATATCACAGCGTTGTCACTGATGTTCCTGACTACGGTGCAGCCGTTTTCCGCTTCAACACGAACAACAGCCCACTTGGAGGCGTTGACAATAGCCTTGCCCCCATGCAGGCAAATCACGTTATAATTGCGCGTCTCGGAGCAATTCACGACTGCGGATGTACGCCCTATCAACAGCACCCGTCCCTTTGGCTCCTCGATTGTTATATTGCCTGCGTCGATGTAAATGCCGAAGCGTTCTGGGTGGTCTTTTTTGAACGTGCGGACGGTTGCGATGTTGGGGAAGTGATAGCGCATACAGAACTCGACACCCCGATTGCTCTTATACAGGGCTGCGAGTTCCTCGACGCTTTCCGTCCCCTTGAACATCTTACACTCACGGTACGCCTCCGCAAGATTGTTGAGCGACCGCTGCTCACACTGACGCTGCGCCTCACCTTTGACGGAGAGCCACTGAGCGTGTATTGATTTGATAATCGGGTTGTCCATATCGTTGTTATTTTTTGAGTTTCATTCCTTGGGTATTGAAATCTTCGAGGGTGCTGTTGATTGTTCTTACATTGCGCTCTACGCTTTCCATACGGCTGCTCATAGCCTCGGTATGAGACTCAATCGCGGTTACTGACGAGAGTATCGCGTTGGTGTTGGCAACAAGGAGTTTCGTGTTCTCGCTGATTGAGTAAGTATGGCTCTGAATAGTCGTGGCACGGGCGTTGAGTTCATCGACGCTGTCCTGCGAGGCGGTGGCAATTCCTTTCTCCACACCCTCACGTTCCGCGTCCCCCGTCAGGTATTGTTTCAATTCTTCGGGGATGGCGTCCCATATCTGCGTCATGACGTTCTGCGTTGCCATGAGGTCAGCCATAAAACTGCCCATCGAGTTCTTGACCTCGTCCGCACCGACGAACTTGCCGTTCTTGAACCACTGCGCCTTATACTTGTCGAAGATTTTGCCGATTTCGGGTTCAAGCATCTTCTGCACGAGCATACGCTTGACAATATCAGAGGCAATTTCCTTGACCTTATCGCCCCACGCTACGGCAGCGTCCTCGCCATTGGCAAAAGCGTCAAAGAAAGCGTCCGAGAGTTGTTCGGAGATTTGAACGGCGGAGCCTCCGATGATGTCCTCCAACATATCGCTAATGACCGCTGCCGCCTGCTGTCCGAGTTCCTCAATCTTGCGCTCCCACTCGCCTATCTGCCCCCAGTCGGTATCTTTTTTGTCCTTTTCATTCTGTATCTGTTCCTGAATGAGAAGTTGCTGTTCGCTGATGTTTTCGAGTTGGCTGTAATAGTCCTCATAACGAGCGTCGCCGAGAGCCTTGTCTGCGGTGTAACTCATTTTCTCGTACTGGTCGGCAAGGGCTTTGACGGTCTTTTTCAGTGCCGTGGTGTTGCTTGACAGTTTGCCGTAGCAGGCTATCATAAGGTCGTGCCAACTACCCGTAGCCCGTGCGAGATTTATCATTTCAACACGGGTCTCGTACATAGCCTTGCGCACACGCTCAACGGAACTCCCGTACTGGCTGTTGAGACGCATGATGTCGGCGTTGTCGAGTTCCCACTGCAACTGGTCGATACGTTCCTGTAAGCGTTCAATCTCCTCCTGCTTCGCCTCGTCGTCGTTGAACAGGTTGGCTATCGTCGTGGCGATCTGCAACGCTGCGGATATGACAGCAAGAATGACGGAGGCTTTCTCCACGGTCTGAATGGCGGTAGATGCGGCGGCAGCCGTTCCTGCCATAGCCTGTCCCGACGAATTTGCGAGGGTGACTATGCCGTTAATCATCGAGAGGGTCGAGGTGGATATTTGCCCTGCAACCTTGATAATCTCGCCAGCAGTGCCTCCGACCGCCTCGCCGATGTCGTCAAAAGCCCCTGCGCACTCGTTCAGGGTGCTGTAAAGGTCTTGCCATTCCTTGATAGTGCGCTTCTTCGGAGCAAGTTTGTCCTTGGCGTTTGCGGTCTTAACAGCGTCGCCCAGTTTGTTGACCTTTGCCCGTGCGGTCGCAAGGTTCGCAGCGTCTCCGCCCTGTTTTTTGAGAGCGTCAAGTTCCGTCTTGGCTTTTTCGAGCAAGGATTGGAGTTGTTCGAGAGACAAATCAGCAATTGCTTCGCACCACGCCTGATACTCCACCTCACGGGAGGCGAACTGCTCGTCAATTGCACTCAATGCGTCCTCCTCCTGTCGGTCGAGTTCAGCCACATTCCCCTCGGAAACGCCTGATTTCAGCCCCGTACGGTTGCCGTTATCATCGTGCTCGTATAGAGCCTCACGCTTTTTGGCGTATTCCTCAGTGATTTTCTGACGCTGCTCCTCATAGGTCAGCACGTCGGAGAGCATATTGGCGAGAGTGCGCTTGTTGCTCTCGGTCAGGTACTCCTCGGCAAATTCGGCATACCCTTTCAATTGTTTACGCTGCTCCTCGGTTAGGTCTGCATCCGTGAATGCGAGTTTAGACGCATACTCGTTGACCTCGGACTGCTCCGCCTTGGGGTGAGCGTCCATGTACTCCACGATTTTTTTCTCAGCGAGAGCGTCGTACATTTCCTGTCTACGCTTCTCGTTCTCGTGGAGCATACGGTCATAGTTGAGTTTGATTTGGTCTAACTCTTTTTGGGTGCTATCTTCTGCAAGGTTGATACGCTGCTGTCGCAGGTCTAATTCAGCCTCCTTGTCCTGTTCGGCAAGTGTGGCTTGATACTCATCAAGAGCCTTTTTGCGTTCCTGCGCCTCACGCCTGAGACGTTCAGCCTCGGCTGCGGCATTATTCCCACCTCCTGAACCTCCTTTGCCGCCACCGCCTCCTGCACCTCCGTATGAGGTGTGTTCAGCCTGCACAGGCTTGATGTTGTTCTCTCGTTGGTAATCATCGAGTTCTTTCAGGTCGGCTACGGCGTTGGAGATTTTTTTGTCGAGAATGGCGACTTCATTTTCACGTTGCTTCAACGCCTTATTGGCTACATTTGCCGCTTCCTGAGCTGCTTCTACGCCTCGGTGGTAATCTCTCGCAGTGGTAGCATAAGTCATCTGACCCTCTTGCGAGGCAAATGCACCTTGTACAAACCAGTTGTCGCTTTCAACAGTTGCCTTATCTAACCGCTCGCTATTTGCTTCGTAGGAAGCCTGCTCTTGACGGACTTTCTTATTTGCGGCAGCAGCCTTCTCCGCAGCCTTTTTTTTCTTCCGAATAGCCTCTCGGCGTTCCAGTTCCGCAGCCAGTTTTTGGGCTTGAAGACTTTCTCGCTTAGACTGGAGAGCCTTGGCAAGTGCAAGATTTTCCAACGACGCAATGTAGTCATTCACGGCGTTGGTGTTGTTGACGTATAGTACACCCTCGTCTGTCAACGAGGCTTGATAGCCAGGCACTATCGCTTGGAGTTGCTTAATAGCCCTGCGACGGTCAGCGATTGAGGCTGTTTCGTCCTCTATTGCCGCTTGGAGGCTTTCAACCTTTTCAATTTCTCCTGCAATAGATTTCGCAGCCTCCTCGTGCATATCCTGAGTGACATTGCGCTCCTTGTCGAGGTCTTTCAGCGTCTGCTCCTGTTCAGCCAGTTTCTCGTTGAGTTCCTCATTGGCTTTCTCCCACTCATTCGTTCCTTTGGTAAGTTGGTAAATCGTAGTGATAATACCAATAAGAGCAGCCCCTGCGATAATATATGGGTTCTTCAACGCTGTAATGTTGAACGCCTGCTGTGCTGCGGTCAGTAAGCCGAGTTCCTTGCGGAACATCATTATCAGGCGTATGTTTTCAGCAAACGCAACGAGTTTCTCGACCGCCACGAGAGCCAGTAGAGCAGCCTTGTAAGAGCCGTATGCAACGACAAGTCCGAGGAGACACTTGCCTATCGTTTCGTAGTGCTTGACGAGGGTTGTTGCGAAATTTACCCCCTTGACGAGCGTATCCTGCATGGCAGTGCCGAGGTCGTTCATCATATCATCGACCGCGCCCTGTAAGTTCGAGATTGAGCCAGCGATACCCTGCGACTGCTGTTCAAGCATACCGTGGAACTTGCCGCCCTCTGCCGTAGCGTCGATGAACGCCTGCTTGACCATTTCGGCGGAAATTGCTCCCTTGCTCATTTCGTCTTTCAGCACACCGATAGACTTTCCCGTCTTTTCGGATATGACGGACAGGGGGTTGAAGCCTGCGTTAATCATTTGCAGGAGGTCTTGTCCCATGAGTTTACCCGTGGAGGACATCTGTGCAAATGCGAGAGTGAGCGATTGGAGTTTTTGAGTGTCGCCCATTGAAATGTCGCCGATAGCACGGAGCATTGGCATAATTTCGGCTTCCTCGATGTTGAATGACAGCAAGGTCTGCGCTGCGCTTGATAGGTCTTTCAACTGCAACGGAGTCTTGACGGCAAAATCACGTATCTGACTGAACAGGGCGTCGGCTTTATCCTTGTTTCCAAGGAGGGTGCGGAATGAGATTTCAAAGCCCTCAATCTCCTTGCGCACGTCGATGATACTGCGCCCAAATTCGAGAGCCTTTTGAGCCGTGAACACTCCTGCGATAGTCATACCGACCTTGCGAAAAGCAGCGTCGATATTGTCTCCCTCCTGTTGTGCAGTCCTGCCTATAGAGTGCAGAATACCTTGGCTCTCGGAAGCGTCTGAACGTAATTTTTCAGTATCAATCCGAGCGACTATATTGATTTTACCGTTATTGGAGTCTGCCATTTTATCAGTCTCTTAATGTTGCAAAAAATTGGTCTAATTTGGCTGCGTTGTTAGGATCGTCCGCCCTGAACTCGTCGTCGCCATAGGCTGTGCCTGCGTATCTGCTGTCCCCTGATTTTTTCTTGTTCTTGGGAATGTAGGAGGGGAGGGAAGCACCATACAGCAGGAGGTTGGCGTAACTGATGTCGTAGAGAACATAGTCAAACGGGAGGGCGAATGCCTTTGCCGTTCCTGCTACTGCTGCCCAGATACTGTCTGATTTCCCACTTTCGTCGGTCGAGTCGTGTTCACTTCGAGGAGGAAAGTGGTAAGCCCGAAAAAATCACCGACCTCCATAAGCCCCATAATTTGCGCGAGAGCCGTCTGCAATTCACGGGGTGATAAGTTTTCCAACAGCTCACGGGCGAGTTGCTCTCGCTTGCTCTCTCGCACCTCTACGCGCACTCTACGCTTGAATAGCCCGAAGCAATAGGACACGGTGCGTTCCTCGGTACGCACGACTTCGTCCTTGACGTGCTTTGCGCCAAGTATCATCACGGCTACCACGTCGCCGATAGCGGCGCAGTCCTTAGCGGATGCCAGTACGTCCTGTACCAGTCGTGTCTCGTCGAGTTGAATACAGGGCAAACGCGACACAGCCGCAGAAACGAGTATCAGGGTTGCTGTACTCGGAGGTGCGACTGCGTATTCTTTTTCCCCGACCTTGATTATCGTCGGCTCTTGCAGTATTGTGTTGGCGACCCGTTCCTCGGTCGTAGAACCTGTTGGTTTATTGCTCATAAGGCGTTATTTTTATCAAATTTTGCGTTCTCGCAACTTTCGGGACGGAATTGAGTAAGTTATTGGCTCAACCGTTTTTCGTTGGCGAGAGGCTGTTTATTTTGCTTGGCGCAGGAGCAAGGCTCGAACTTGCGACCTTACATGAGAGAGTCCGCTGACGACAGACGTATCATTGTTTCATCTGACTACGCTTGCGAGGTGTATCTGCTCATGCTGTTCTACCAACTGAACTATCCTGCGGAAAATGGGGGACGACAAGACGGCTTTCACCTCGCCCTGACGTCCCCACGGGTCACGAGCCAGAACCAGTGCTGATGACAAGCGGCTTGATTGTGTTTCCACTTGCAGGCTTGAGGCATCGGGCGACGTAGTGGTAGAGAATACCGTCGGCTGCGGTATAAGCGATTTCACGGCGCAGAGCGCAACGGTCAATCTGAATACCCTTGCAGGCGGAGTCTTCGGGGATAATCTGCAGGGCGTGTTCGCCAGGAATTACGCCGTCAACGTCGGTGAACGGGTCAGTGGTGCTTCCTTTCTTCTCGAAGAGGTCAAATGCCAGTTCGTAGGTCGATGCGCCGAAACGCACGTCTACGATAGCACCGCCCTCCTCGTTGGCAGTCACTTCGTCGCCAGCTGTTGTGGTCAGCTCGGTGGTGTCCTGCTTCGGAGTGTCGAGGCTCTCCCAGTCGCCTGTGGACTTGGGTGCGCCGTTCTCGCTCTCCTTGTGTCTGATAGTGGGTTTACCCCATGAAAGTTTAGACATATCGTTGTTTGTTAAAGAGTTGAACATTGATTTTATGGCTCATTCGTAGAGGCTGTAACCGAGCCGTACCACGACGAAATGCTGATGGATGTCGGGGTTGGCTTGCGTGTGGATTGACTGCTGCAACTTGAACTTGTAGTTGGAACGGTCGCAGGTCAGGGAGTCCACCCATTTGTCAGCCAGTGCCTCGACCTCCTCCGTCCGCCTCCCGTCCTCAACGAACACCCCGTCCTCATATGGCGTGATGTCAGGAACGTAGATTTGGATAGTCACTACACCCGTCTCGACCTCCGATGGAATACCAGTCGTGAATATCACGACAATGTCCTCCTGTCGGCTGTCTCTCGGACGGTAACTGCTGTCAGGAGTTCCACGGTAGATGTCTCCCGACGTAGAGGTGTCAAGTACGCTGCCTTTCAGCAGGGCAATGATGTCGCTCTGAACCTGTTTCGATGTTTTAGTCATACCTTAAATCCAAGTTGTTTCATCATTCGCGGTACAAGTGTTTCGGCAAGGGTCTCTGCGCTGTCAAGCACGTCATACCCTTTGTCGCTCACATACACGGCGTAGTTCTTGCCTGCCACAATCACGAGAACAATACCCTGCGGATATTTTGAAATGACGTCCTGAACATACTCCAAGCCGTCTTTCGCGCCCTCAGATCCGTTGAGAACCACTTGGAACGAGGAGCACTTAACGACTTGCCCGTCAATACTGACGGCGTAGCCGATAGAACTCGACAAGTTGCCAGTTTGGTCTCGGTAGGTGTGGGAAGAACGAGCCGTGTTCACGCAACGCTCACCGACGTAGCACATATTCCGCACAATGTTCCTTTCGAGCCGTTGGATATGCTGCTCGAAGAATGCTGCGATAGCGGACTGCGGAGTAGTAACTTCCATCGACATAGCGGCAAGGTGTTACACGGTTATTTTGATTTCCTGAACGGCACGGAGTTCCTGCGAGGAGATAACAGAGTATTCGCCGACCCTCACGCCTGCCATATCCGTGAGCCGCAACTGCTCCGTTGCATCAACGGGGAGGGGCATTGCGACCAAAATCTCAAAACTTGTCTCGACCGTCGCGTTGCCTCCCGTCCGTCCTTGCAGATTGTAGCGTTTCGGCAAGTACTGGCACGGCACTGGCTCACTCCATTCCTCCGTCGCCTTGACGGGGTAGCCGTCAGCGTCTAAACCGCCTCCGACCTTGTGCTTGAACTCGATGTTTCCGTTCTGTATAATCATAGCCTGCTTCCTTTGTACCCGTAGTTGGTTTTAGGGGAGTTATCCTCCGCCAGTTCGTCATAGATTGCGAGAGCCTTGTTGCTGAACTTGCGCCGTTGGTCTTCGTCAAAGGTGTAGGACTGTCCGCCCTGCGACACGTTGGGGGCTTCGGAGAGCCACATCAGCACGTCGGCACGGGCAAGCCTGTACGCCTTGGAGTTCAGAGCCTCCTGCGTGATTTCGGCTTTAAGGTCAAGACCCCGTGAAGCCGCAGTCGCCTCAAAGAACGACTGCGGCACGGGGTATGCGTTTATGGCTTGTAGGGAAGATAGCAATGTAGCCATAATGATGATTTTTAGGCGGTTGTTCCGTCAGCCTGAGTTACCTCGACAATTGCGGTGTGACCGTTCTCGTCGGAGATAGTGATAGTGGCGGTACGGGCTGCGCCAGTGTTAGCGGTGGCTGCTACTGTTACCTTGCCCGAAGCCACGGTCGGGGTGAGCCAACTTTCGGAGGCTTTCGCCGTCACGTTGCCGTCGGCAGTCACGGTGATTTCACGACTCGAAGCCGATTTGGGGAACGCCAGCGTGGAGTTGTCGATTGTAAGCCACTTCTCGTCGGCGTGGAGGACGTAGATGCTGTCTGCGCCGTCGATAACGGGGAGACAGAGAGCCTGTGCAGCAGTGAACTCTTCGAGAGGGTCGGTCTTACTGTACTTGCTGACGAGGATATGACTGCCCGACTTCTGATACTTCACGCCCTCGACGGGGTTTGTCTCCTCCGCCAGTGTGCCGTACACGAGACGACCGACAACGTTGGAGGGGACGCCAACGACGTTTGCCTCTTTCCACGGTTTGACGTTGAGTTTGGTGCCGTCGCTCTTTTCAACCTTGAACACGCTGTTGACAACGTGGAAAGTTGCGCCGTACTCGTCGGCGAGGGCTTCGAGGAATGTAGCACGACTGGGGACGGGGAGCAGAGCGATGTTGGTTACAACAGAGTTGTTGAAGTTTGCAACGAGGAGTTTGCCCTGCTTGCTGTGGCGGAAGCGGTCGAAATACTTCTTGGAGAGGTACACGTGCGAGATCGAGTTGCTGTCTTCGAGAGCCTTGTCGAACATCTGCTGAATGTCGTCCTGCGGAGTCTCGCCAGCCTGACCCCATTCGGAGCCGATGCACTTGAAGGAGTTTTCGTCCTTGTAGCCGAACTCAACGCGGATACCTGTACCCGTGTTCTCGTCGTCGTCCTCCACGAGGCATGCGCCAGTGGAGAGAGCCTGCAAGAACATAATCTCCTTGCGGATGTCCATAGACTTGATTACCTTGGTGGTGTCGTCGAAGATTTTTGCGGCGATTGCAGACTCCTCTGCACCACGGGCGACCATGACGTTGATGTCCGAAATGAGTTTTTCGCCCTTGCGCATCTTCAAGCCAAGTTTCGGGAGTTTGCCCGTGGCGTTGGAGATTTTGGAACGGCTCTTGAGGGGCAGTGAGCTGTCGAGCGACACAACATCAGCGGCAACAACCGAGTTGTTGAGTTCTGTTGCGCCCCACGAGAGGTCTGCGCTGTACTCCTCCGTGAGCATAGTCTTGTGGAGCAGCGTCGGCTCCTTGGACTTGTCGTTGAATTTCTCGGTAATCTTGCCGACTACCAAGCGGAAATACTTGTCGATGTATTCCAGAAATAAACTTGCATTCATTACTTACGGTCTTGAAATTAGAGGAATTGGATGTGAGAGAGACCGCTTTTGATAGCGTCGGTGTAGGGTGCTCCGACGGCTTTCTTGGCGGCGGCAGCGTTCACCTGTCCCATCGTCATAATGGCGGCACGGGGGTCGCTCACAAGCACAGAGGCTTTGAGAATGCCCACGTAGGACTCGCCAATGCCGAGAGTGGCATACGAGCCATTGGTTACGCCGAGAGGCTTGTGTACGCCTGCGGAGGTCTTGATGATGACATGACCTGCGGCAATCACGGTGGTGTCGCTTGATACCCCCGAAACGTCGAGAGTACGACCGCCTGAGATGTCGCCGAGAGCGTTTACAATGACGATGCTATCGAGGCTGTCATTGATTTCTTTGGTCTTGCGACCGAGATTTGATGTTGCCATTCGATTGTCTGTCTGAATGAGTTAAACATTGGGTTGATTAGATTCCCAACTTATCCACGACCGCCTTTGCCTCGTCGTCGGTTGCTTCTTTGCCCCCGTTGTCGGCTGTGGACTGCTGTGTCTTTGTCCCTCCCTGAACGGTAGGTCTGCCGAACACAACGCCCTTGGCTGTGGTCTCCTTGGCAATCTCTGCCGCCTCGGAAGTGATTTCGCCTTTGAGGGTCTCGAACTCCTCGTCCGTGAGGGTATCGACGGGAGTGCGCTCGTAGGCTTTCCGAATTGACGGAGGAAGCGTGGAGATAATCTTGGAAAGTTGTTCACGGCGGTTGGCGGTTAGTTTCTCGCCCTGCATAGTGCGCACCTGCTCCGTGAGAGTCTTGTTGCTCTCAATAAGTGCCTGCGCCCATGCAGGGATCTTCTCCCCACCGTCGTCGTCTCCGTCGGCCTTGGTTGTTCCCGTGGGTTCGGGCTTCTGCACCGCCTTGCCGTCTTTCAGACCGTGCTTGGCTTCGTAGTTAGCCACGGCGGTCTGAGTAGCCTCGGTTGCTCGGCTGTCCCCGTAGGAGTCCAACACCTGCTGGAACGTCACCCCCTCGACTGCGGTTGCGACCTGTTCCTGCGTTGTGACAGTCTTCGCCAGTCTATCGGCTATCCTGCCTAAAATTTTCTCGCTGACCCCCGTAAATTTGGCTTTCAGCGCGTCAAGTATTTGCTGTCTCATATTAAACTGATTGGTTTATAAGTTCCAACATTGGTATTTTGCGGCAAAGATACTGAAATATTCCGAGAAAACGATTATAACATAATCACAAAATCGAATTTTTTTTAAAAAAATTTTTAGCAGATAGCCTGTTAATCTCTTGTCGGTTATCTGTCGGTAAGGTCTTGATACTAAACCTTTCAGTTAAAAATTTTTGTCTAAAAATTTGGAGGTTTCAAAATAACATTGTAATTTTGCAAGTGTGATTACAACATAATCAGTTAACAACAGCAAAATCAAACAATATGAGACTCGCATATCAGACCGCCACAATCAACCGCGACTTCCGTATCAAGGTTGCAGGTATCGACCCACAGGGCAACAAGATTAACACCCTCGTTGGTGTCAGTGGTTTGCTCAACCTTATCGGCATCGAGTTCGCCAACAAGTTCTTAGACCGCGCCTACTCAAACGGGCTGGATAAGTGCTGCTGCAAATTGCGCCGAGGTCTGCGTGTGACTTTCTACTGGAAATAACCCTCAAAACTTAAAGATATGACACGATTCAACTACGCCCTCGTAACTCAGAAACGCTCGACAGCGTGCCACGACATGCAGTCCGCGCTGTACATGTACTCCTGCCGCAAGACCGCAACCATCGTCCGCCACGACCGCAGGACGGGAGACGACTCTATCGTAGCCTCCAAGACAGACGGCATCGAGTCGTTCAATTTCATTAAGTAATCAAATTCTCAATATAATCACTTAAATTTCAAATAGATATGCAGACAACAGCACATCAGACCGCCCTCAACGAGGTGGTAACCAACAAGGTTCAACGCATGATTGACAGCAAGGCTGTCGGCGTACAGGCAACAATGGAGCGTCTCATCAACGAGGGCAAAATCGCTCAGGACTACATCGCTCCCCTCGGTGTCAACCTCAAAGCGCAGGAGCGCACCCCCGTCATCACGTTCTCAGCCAACGGACATCTCAACCTCAACATGCCCGACGGCACGTTCACCCTCCACCCCAACGCCGTGTCTCAGGTCGCCGAGCGCATGGGCATCCCGACCAAGTACCTCCGCACCCTCGCCACGGGTGACGAGTGGGAGCGTCAACTTGCCGCCCACGTCCTCAACGAGCATAGCGGTTGGACACAGCGCAGCCGTGTTCTCGTCCGCAGCGTCGGCAGCGAGGTCAGGGCTATCCTGTCCGACTCCTACCGCCGTCTGAACTCGGTGGAGATAATCACTGCTTTCGTGGAGGAAGCGTCCCGACAGGGCGCAGTCATCGCCGACGCCTACATGAGCGATACCAAGGTGTGGGCTGAGACGATCCTGCCGCAGCCGTTCACCGTGCCGACCGTCAAGAATGGCGAGGTAATCATCTTCGCTGGCGCACGGTTCTCGACCTCGGACTACGGCGACGGGGCTGTGGATATGCGCACGTTCCTGCTCAACGGCGCTTGCACCAACGGCATGGTGCGTGAGAGCGTCATGAAGCAGGTACACCTCGGCTCGAAACTCCCTGACAATCTCGCCCTGTCGGAGGAGACCTACGCCCTCGACACTCGCACGACCGTGTCAGCCGTCCGCGACCTCACGGCAGGGCTGTACAGCCGTGACACCATAATGGCGAAAGCCATCGAGATACAGGGTGCTTCGGAGATTGACGTGGACTTCGACCACGAGTTGAAGAAACTGGTCAGCAACGGCTCGCTGCTCAAATCGGAGAAAGCTGAGGTAGAGAAAGTGCTGATGCGCAACGACCCCAACGACGGTGTGCAGGGAGGAGCAACCCTGTGGAAACTGACGCAGGCAATCACCGCCCACGCCCGCGACTTGGAGCCGCAACGCGCCCGTGAACTCCACGAGATTTCAGGCGCACTCCTCAACCGCGTCAAAGCCAACTAAACTCACACGGGAGGCGTCGGGTGTAGCAGCCTGTCGCCTCCCTCAATCATCTACGACAATGGAACAGACCAAAGCACCGCGCAAGCGCATACTTACCACGCAGCACTCCTACCAAAGTTGGGAGCAGCTCAAACGCCACGAAGCCGTGTACCTGTCTATCGGGTACGAGAGGCTCAAAGGTCGCAGAGTCCCCGTCGGGACAAAACACAAACTCCTCCTGGGACACGACCACATGTGGGTGACGCTCTACCACGAATGACCGCCCTCCCCCTGAACATCACGCCCGACTCCGCAAGGTCTTGGGCGTGAGTTATGGATAACAGTGTAATACGGTTGTAATACCAACGTATTCTTGCGTATTACTCACGAATACAAATAAGAGGAGAGGAGACAAGAGGAGAAGAGACAAGAAAAGAATAGAGGACTATCGTCCTAATTGCGCCTAAATCTCGTAGAGAATAGGGCGTTAAATCCATAGCCAATGCCACAAAAGTACTGCGGCGACGGCAAAATCAACCCAAAAATCATACATCAATGGCTAAAAAAGAGTTCATTTACAAGGTCAAGTTCGGGTTTGCCCCGTTCAAAGACAAGGGAGACGACCGCAAGGAGTTCTATTTCGGCTCTATCACGGCAATTTTCTCCGTGTTCCCCGAGGAGTACGTCGGGACAAATGCGACCGCCCTGTGGTATCACGGACTGTCCGACGGGAACGCCTACATCGGGAAGTTCTGCACTATCACGGCAGAGCCGCTGATACGCAACCCTCAGAAGCGTTAACAACGAGAAATGCGCCCTCGTCAACGCGAATTTCCCTGATTAGTAAATTACCCAAGCAAGGCTGTTCCGTTGCGAGAGCGCAAAATTTGAGAAAAATAACTACCTTTGTGCAATCAATCAGAAACTTATGGCAAACAAGGAAGAACTTACAACCGAAATGCACTCCGAGTTCATCGGCAAGGAGATCCCTAAACTTGACCTCCGTGTCATGGGGGTCTACGGGGCAGTAGCCCGTGGGGTCTCGCTCGAAGATGCGCTGAAAAAGTACGGGCTGACCCGTGAGCAGTACGACGCGAATGTAGACCGAGTGCTATCGTCGTAGATACCTCTCGAACACTCTGCGCTGTTGGGCGTCGGTCATATCCAGTACGCCCTCCCAGTTACCACCAAGCAAGGCTTTCTTACCATAGGGAAGTCTTGCTATTTTGTTCATCGGGAACGGGGCTGAGGAAGCGGTAAAATGCTCGTCTATCATTGCCATTATGCGTTTCTCCTGCCTCGGAGTGAGTGCCGAAAATCTGATAGCCCCGACAGCGTTGTCGCGGTCTTTTGCGCAGAAGCCGTATCGCGCCCAAGTATAGCCTCCGACGTCGATGTTGGCGAACACGTCCAAGCGTTCCACCCCTGCGACCTTGTACTGCTCGTAGAGCGCACGGAGCACCTGCTTGCTGATACCTTTTCCCTGCAATTCCTGTGGCAGGCGGAACAACTCGTGGTCTACAACTTTCCGTCCCTGCTCGTCAACGTAGAATATGCGTTTCAGGGCTACCCCTCCCTCGCCTCTCCACGTCATTCTCACACCACCGTCCGCCTCTGATATTGTGAGAGACATATCAGAGACTCCGTGCTTGTCGAATGCCCCTTGAATGTTATCGTTGAGCCTGACGACATCGAGGCGGTTGAACGGGCTGTCAGCCAATTTGCCTATCGCCCCCGACGTGATGCGTATGCCCTTGTCTTTCATACTGGCAATGTACGCCTCGTCGTAGCGTGAAGCCATCGACGCACTGAACCACTGCTTGCTCTCATTGTCGCGGATGAAATATGGGAGCGTCCCGTGCGCCCGTGCCGCATCAATGCGTTGGGCGTTCTCGTCGAGCCAACGGGAGAAGTTCTCAGGCGGAGTTGTCACCTCGTTCTGACCTCCCTCCGACGGCTCCTCTCCTGCCATGATACGGGCATTGTCAGCCTCCATTTCCTCCTCGGTCTTGAGTATCGACGTCGCATAGCAACGGCAGTGAGGATGCCACCCCGTAAACTGGAAGTCCTTTGGATATTTGCCTTTCAGTTCGTCGCAGATGTCGTAGTAAGCCCCTGCTGGAACGCCCTTGCAGTTGTGGTTGTTGGATAGGTGTATTTCAATACCCACGACAAAATCAAGTTGCTGCCAGCGCAGGTGGTCGGCAGTCCTGTACGCTATGTTGGTCTCGGTAGCGGCAAGTCGTCGCGCATTCATGTAGGAGGAACGGTACACACCCCTGCCTGGGTGGAACTCCGCAGCCCGTTTCGACAGGTGGAGTTGCCCGTGTTCGTCGCGCACCCTGCGGAACAACTTGTCGGGGTATTTGAGGTAGTCTCGCAAGTCCCGTGAGATTTCATCAGCGGAACGTCCACTGCGTATGCCCAAATCAAGAGCCATTTCGACCTCGCCCTTGAATTGGTTGGTGTAACGCCATACGTTATCGGACAGCCCCAGTCCTTGCTCCTTTCGTGCCAAGAATGCGTCCCTTGCATACTCGTTGGTGGAGTAATACCGACGGGCTGCGGCTTCGGGGAGAGAGGTCGCGAGTGAGCCGAACACCACGTTGCAGAGTTCATTGTTCTTGTTGTTCGAGAGCGTCCATTCGGAGCGCACCCCGTTCACGATCGAGGTTGTGACCTCGCTGTTGAGTTGGTCTATGATACGCCTGATTTGGGCGAGAGCCAACGGGTAGTTCTCCCACGCAAACGGCACGTCTCCGAGCGCACCTATCAGGGGGGCTATGTTGGCAGCGTCTTGAATGGCAGCGTCGAACAGAGCCTTTATCTGACGCTCATACTTGGCAAGGTTCTGAATGTGGCGTTTATCGTACTTGTTCATCGGGGGTCTCCTTTCGTGGTTCAAAGAGTTCACAGGCAGGGTCGGACAGGAAGATGCACCACTTGCCGCCCTCCCGTTTATGAGGACAGCGGCAGAGTATCAAATGACCGTCAAGAGCCTTGTTGTGCCAGTCGTAGGACTTTGCGCAGTACCGACACGTCTTGCCCGACAGTGCATTTTGGCATTTCTCGCCACGCGAGGCTGATTTTCTTGTTGCCATTGGTAAGTTTATTGATTTCGGGGCAAAACAACGGGAGAGCGCAAAAGAACGCCCTCCTCGTTGATGTTACGATGTTATATGGTAGGCTCGAAAACATCCACCTTGCTCTCGTTGGCAATTTCTTCCATCGTCTTGTCAACGTCGGTAGACCAGCCGAGCATTTCGACGCTCTCACGCTGACTTATCATGGGCTTGTTTCCGTTTGCCAACGACAGGTTCTGAATGGTGTCCTTGTCGTCGTTGATAGTGAACGGGGTAATCACGTTCTCCACGGGCAGCGCGTCGATGTCAGCGGCATAGCCCTCGCCCATGATGACCTTGGTATACGCCTTGACGATGTTTGTCTCACGGTCGAAGTATTCAATCAGCCTGCCGCTCTCGTCCTTGACTTTGAGTTGGCAGTCGATGAACAACTGCTTGCGGCTCTCGCCACTCATGGGGGTTGCTTTCATGCTCTCATACGACCAGTCGGGGAGTTGCAGTTGCGTGAAGAACGACTGCCGCAGTTCGGATATGAAGAATTTGAGGTTCTCCACCGCCTGCTGCCACGTGATGTAGGCGGCATTGCTTCCCTTGGGGTACTGCATGACCGCCTTGCCCTTGTTGTAGTCAGGGTCGTCCGCAGCCTCGTCGCCGTATGCGATAGCCTCGTCAGCGAACACCACGAACAGGGGCTTGGAGTTCTCACGGAGGTAGTTTCCGTTTCGGCTCATAGCCCACTCCATTTCGTAGACGATTTTTGAGGTGTCCTCCCAAATGGGGGTCGGACGGAAGCCGTAAATGCCAGGAATTTTCCCCAGCGTGATAGCCTCGTCCTCGACGATGTTCCAACCGCCCTCGCTGCTGAACTTGATATGGCGGTCTGAGGTGTATGCGTCGAAGTAGGAGACGGTCTTGCCGCCAACCTTGCGAGTGTAGCCGACAGAGAGGGCAATCATGTCGCCGTACTCGTCGAACAACGGGTAGAGTTCGTCGCCGAACATGGGCGAGAAGTTCCTGCACCGCAGTTTGATTGGGCTTGATGTGCCGTAGAGGTTGTTGCGTTCCTCCACCGCATACCAGAGCGTCATGACCTCGCAGGAGGCGAACAGCATATTGCAGCGTTCAATGTTCACGCTGTCAATGCGGTTGCGCTCGTAGATTTTCTCCATGACCCTCGCAACCTCCTGCTGACGGTCATTCTCAGGCTTGTAGACACGCTTGACGGGCAGACCCGTAACGAGTTCCGTCATACGCTTCACGGCGAGGCGTTGCAGATCGTATGTTATACGGGTTACATACGTCACAGTGCCGTCGTCGTTTGAGATGTCGGGGTACTTGCCCTTGTTCATTACTGGGTGCTTCGTAGGGTCGTACTCATCCCGAAGCCCCTTGTTGCCGCCCCACTTGGGGATGACGATTGATTTTTCTTTGAGAGCCGCAATAATCTCCTGCGGTGTTCCCATTTGTAGAATTTCTTGGATTGTCATGGGTGTATGATGTTTATCGTTTGAGTTGTTTGGCAATGCGGTCGCGGTCGATAGGCTTGCGCTGACCTCCGAGGATCTCGCTCATTACCACATAGCGGATAGCGTCGATGGCATGGTTCCACACGTCAATAGGCGTATTGAGCCACTTGCCCTCCTTGTCCTGCGAGTATGTGTAATTGCGGAATTCCTTAATCACGTTGGTACTGTGCTTGGTAATGACAATTTTGTACTCCTGCATCTTCGTCAGGCCAGCCTCGACAGAGCCTTGATACTTCACGACTGGGTGGATATTGATGCCTGCACGGTAAATCTCCTGTACCAGTCGGGGGTCGGCACTCTCGCTGATTACCTTGACTGCGCCCTGCGGTTTCAGTTCCGCCACAATGTCGCTCGTCAGCATAGAGGTGCGGTAGCAGAGTTCGTCGATGTAGAGCGTCTTGGTTTCCTCCTCGATAAGCACGTCAACAATGGCGGTCGGGTCGTTGGTATAGCCGAAGTCCACACCGAGGAAGCGTCTGCGCCTGTAACCCGTTTCAGGGATGCGCTCGACAACATCGACGTTGCGGAACACGAGACCCTCGACCTGCGCCTGCTGTCCCAGTCCGTATATCTGCCACAGGGAGTAGTTCTTGCGTTTCAGGCTCTCAATCTCGTCAATGACCTTTTGCTCCAAGAATGGGTTGTCCTTGTAGGTGCTGATGAAGTGGTATGTACGGGGGTCTTTGTTAACCTCGCATATCCAGTGTTCATCAGAGAATGAGGGGTTGTAGTCGATGATTGAGAACTGAGTGGTACGGAGTTGTAACTGCTGCCATTCGAGGAACTTCAACTCATTTGCCTCGTTCACGAACAGTATTTTGCGCTTTCGACCACGCAACTTGGTCTCGTTGTCGCACGAGAAGAACTCCACCCAAGAGCCATTCGGGAACGTGTAAATCAGGTCGGTTTTGTTGTAGCACTTGTCGTTGTACTCCCCGATGCGCTGCAATATCTCTATGAAGTCTCGAAGCACAGAGCCTTTCAGGGACGGGAGGGTAGCACGGCAGATTGACACGGTGGTTTTAGGCACTGCGAGGCACTGGCACACAATCCAAATGACGGTATTGTATGTCTTTGCAGAACGGCTGCTCCCCTGTTCGCTGACAGTAGTGTAGCCGTTGCGCCGAGCATTGGTTATCTCGGAGAACACCCGTGTCGTCTGTAGTTTCATTCCTCGTCCGTCTCCTGCTGTTGCTCAATCTGATTGCGGTTGTCGATAATCTCGATAGTGAGGGGTTCGCGTGAGATTTTCTCGCCTCCACTCGTGATGTCGGTCTTGGTCGTACTGATTGCGTCGCGTTCTTCGGGGGTCGCTATCATACGGTAGAGGGCTATCTGCGCCGTGGGGTTGTCCATATTGAACAGTCTGTGGCGTATGGCGGACTTGGTTCTGACCTTGTTGGTCTCCAACGCCCTCTTAATGTTGTCGCATTCGTCGCAGCCCTGCGGGAACTTGCGGTAGAATGTGGCACGGTCGCACGGCAGGAACGCAACCAAGTCCTCGATGAAGAAAAGATTGCGCTCCTCAATCACCTGTAACGCCTGCTCGTATAGTCGTTTCCTGCTGTAAGCCATAATCAGAATTTTGCGCCGTTGTACTTGTAGATGATGTTGCCCTCGTCGTCCTTGCCCGTGGGGACAAGTGCGCCCTCGAACAACTTGTAGGGGGACTGTCCTGCCTGCGGATTGTTCCAGAGCCAGCGCATGTAGTCTGCCATCGTCATACCCATGAACTTGGCTCGCTTGGTACTGCTGTTGCAGTTGTAGCCCGAAGCCCGTTGCCACTGGAAGCCGCCCACGAGCTGCTCGATGTCGCCCTTGATGTCGTCCCAGCGGACAAGCCCGTCAGGGGATTTCTTTGCCAGTTGCAGAGCCTCGCAGAACTGACCGCGTGAGTAGTTCCAGTCGGCAGGGAGACCGCAGCACGATCCGTTGCAGCATAGTTCCTTGAAATGAGCGTCCGAGACGTAGAAGCGCATACCCAGTTCGTCGCACAGGGCTTTCATGTTCCGCATGAACGGCTCTTTGACGTGGCGATTGAGGCGGAGGTATCCGCTGCTCACGCTGTACTTGCGGTAGAACTCCATGAAGTCGAAGCCGCAGAGTTCGTTGAATGTCGGCATCCACGCACGGAGGGTCGGGCTGCGCTGCTCCACGCACATGAACTCGGTACTCATGGCGGTTGCCCCTCGTGTTGCAGCCTCCCGTATCAGGTCGAGGTTGGTCGGGGTCGATATGCCGATGATGAACGGGCGCAGGCGGAGTGTCGCACCTCCTGCTCCTGCCTCGGCAATGCGCTGAATAGCGTCGAGACGTTCCAATGGGGAGGGTACGCCACGCTCGATGATACGGGCTTTCTGCTCGTCGAGGGTGATGATTGAGAACTTGAAATTCCAGTTCTTCTGACCCCTGACGAGTTCCATGTAACGCTCGTCCTCCGTCCACCATGTCGCCTTGGTCGAGAAGCACAGGGGGTAGTTGATTTCCTTGAAGAAACGCAGGAGTTCGAGGGTCACGCCCCTCTGACGCTCGAAGCCGTCGAACTGGTCTGAGAGACCTCCCCACTGCATAACCTTTCGCGCCTTGATGTACGGGGCGAACTGCCCTGCATACTGGTCGGGGTCGGTAAACATGCGCTTGATGCGGTCGGGGTTCACGTTGTTGCAGACCTTTTGGAGGTATGCGTCCTTTGCGCCACCAATGCCTCTCTGAAACTGAGAGAAGCAGTAGAGACAGCCGAAAGCGCAGTTGGAGTATGTGTCGAACGTCATAGGCATGGAGCAGTCGGCTATCTCGTTGCTCCACCTCGGCGATTGATAGTAAGTTGTTGCCATGTTGTTTATTTAAAGTTGATTTCCATTTCGTAGTCCTCGCTCTTTGGGTCGTAGCCAATAATCGCAGCCCCGACGGAGAGCCAAAAGAATTGCGCCTCCTCGTGCGAGGAAGTCCGTAGTGTGAGTTTATACACCCCGATGGCTTTGAGTTGAGAGAGCAAGCGGAAAAGTGCCATTTTGCCCAGTCCGCGTCGTTGCTCCGTTCCACTGACCGCAATGCCTATCAGACGGGCGTGAGCCTTGGAGATTGAGGCGTAGTAGAAAGCAGAGCCGTCCTCCGTTATCTCGGCAATGACCCTCTTGCAGAACTTGTCGCTGACGCGCAGGTACGACCATGTGTGCTTCATCGTGAGAGAGCCGCAGCCGTAGCAGATTGCCCGTACACGCTCGTCGGAGTGAGCCGTCTTGTCAATCCTTATCCACGTCATAGCCAAGCCCCCGTAATGCGTTGATGATTTCCTCCCGTATCTGCTCCACGGAGTACACGGACGTGTCGTACTGCAATACCTTACAGCCTATCTGCTCGTATTTCTGAGCCGAAATGAGAGCCTGCCGCTGCTTCCTGAAAATCGTAGGCCAGTTGCGCTTCCCCGTCCCGTTCATTCCGTTGGAGCGTTCATTGAGACGCTTGTAGATGACTTCGGGAGGAGCGTAGAGAGACACCACGAGGGCAGCGTCTCCGAGGAACAGGGCGTTGGTCAGGTTCAGCCCGAAAGTGTTCATAAAACTGCCCTCGCAGAATATCACGTCGGCTGTTTTCAGACCCTCCGAGACCACCTCGGCGAGGCGTGAGGTGCAACTGCTCCCCTTGTCGTTGGTTATCCTGTCGACGCCCCCGTACCGCTTATCCTTGTACCGTCCTGCAAGCCCGTACCGCTTATCCTTGCAAATCGTCGTGCAAGCCCGTTCCTCGCAAATGCCTCCAAATCTGTCAATTAGAGACCATGCGAGGGTAGATTTGCCAACCGCATTCGTGCCAGTGATAAAGACGACAATTTTCATAGACATTCGTAGATGAGTTTGCCATATTCTGGGCTGTTGTCGGCTTCTTTCATCATCCTTTCGGTGTAAAAGCCGTCCCAGCGAGTCCCTTTGATGAATTTTGCGACCGCACAGAGGGACGTTTCTATTGCGAAAGCGTTGTCTGCGGTGTCGTGTTTCGCCCATTCGAGGAACTTGTCGAGGACTTCACGGTCGTTGTCGTGCGTGATATGCACAGCCCCGATAGTGTAGTTCTCGTCAGCCTCCCAGCCGAAGCGCACGTCGTCCACCCAGTCGGGACGGAAGCAGTTCATATACACTTCGAGGAACAGGAACGCAGCGTAGCGTCCGAAGAAGAACCACTTGCGGACGGTGTCGTATGCCTGTTGCGTCGTGGTACACTCGCGCAGGGAAGTCAGCATACTTGGGTTGAGTTCTCGGAGCAGTCGGTCATAAGCCCCGTTGCAGCGCACATAGCGTCGGTCGGTGCGGAATTGCAGGTCTGACTGCTTCGTGTCGTTATATCTCAGCAACAGACGCAGCGCACTCGGTATGTGGTACGTCATGGTGTAGAAATATATCAGCCGAAAACTATCCCAATCGGACAGCCGCAGACGCTTGGCGAGAGAAGCAATCATTCGCTCCTCTACGCCAGCGTCTCCGCGTCTGTGATAGTCGATGTACTCCTTGTAGTTCATTCCTCGTCGTCGGTTGCGGTCGGGTGAGCCTCGCCCAGTATCTCGTCGAGGTGGTAGACAACCTTGTTGATGTCGGGGAGACCGAGCAGGGAGCATATCTCGCCCTTGCGGTCTTTCGAGTACACGATGATGATGCGCTCAAACGGGGTCTCGTCCGTTCCCTGTATCTTGGGGAAGTTTTCGGGATTAAGGTCAACGCCCTGTAACTCGGCAGGGAGGTTGCCTCCGAAGTCTACGGGGGTGTCGTTGTCCTGCTCGTTGGCAAGGATTTCGGCTGCTTCGGGAGAGAGGGGTGCGCTGCTGCCGCCAGTCGGGGCTTCGGGCTTGTCCTTGAATACGTCGTCCACCTCCTTGTTCTGCCATACGTCCACGCCCCAGTCGTTCAGATCGTCAGCGTCCCAGTCGTTGGCGAGTGCGTCATAGTCCCACTGTCCGAAGTCGCCGTTGTCCTTGATGATGAACTCCTTTTGTTCGGCAGCGGTCAGAGTCGAGACGTCTACCACGGTCACTACGGGCTTGGCAATCCATTTCAGCCAGTAGTCGAGCAGGGCTGCGCGTTCAGCGTCGGTCTTCTTCTTCACGTCGCGGATAGTGTCGAGACGCTTACGCAGGTCAGCCTCCGACATCTTGGCAATCTCGGAGAGCGCACGGTAACGCATATTGCCGCCGAGTGCCACGCCCTTAGCGTCTACGGCGACGGGGCGTATCTCAAGCATCTTCGGGAGTGAGAGCAGGGAGTTGACGAGTTTTGCGAATTTCTCCTTGGAGATAGTGCGAGGGTTCTTCTTGTTCACTCGCACCGAGGAAAGGTCTACCAGTTTTGTCTGCATAGTTGGTTATTTTATTGGTTTATTGATTGTTATGTTATTTCTCCCATTTCCTGTCGGCTTGGAACTCTCCGAACAGCCCCCAACGGCACATTGAGGCGAATTTGGGCTTGTCGAGTTCGTATGCCGTAATCAGTTCCTGGGGGTTGATGTCAAGTAAGCCCTCGGCAATGCAGTTGCCTGCTTTGTCCTGCACATACATATCCACGGCAGTCTTGCCGATGCAGCAGGCGAGGCTGACATCCACGTCGCACTTGTACTCTATCGCATAGCAACGGGCGAGTTTACGGGCGCAGAGGTTGAGCGACAAGTCAGCCTTTGAGCCGTCTTTCGTCCACGGGGAGCCTCCGCCGATGCGGCAGTTACCCCCGTAAAAATCGACCGCCAGTTTGCGCCCCGTCGTACCGCAGTCCGCAATGGTGCTGTGCTGACGGTACACGCCCGTGCCGTTGATAATGAGTTCGTAGTTGCCGTGGAGTCGTCGGTTGATAAATCTCCTGACATGGCGCAACTTGTGGTCGTCGAGCAGAGGTATTGCCACAATCACTTTCTCCACAGCGTCGTCTCTCAGGACAACCTGCGTCTTGATGTCAAGACCGCCGATGCCACTCTCGAACAGAGCCTTGTTGAGCCGACGGGCGAGGGTGTAGTCCATTGGCATGAAGCCCGTCTGAGGCAGATATGTGGCGTGACCGAAGAAAATGCCTTGGTCGCCCCAACCGTTCAGACCCCGTGCGATGTCGGGGGACTGCTGTGTTATGAGGCTCTCCACCATGAGGAGGTCGCCGCAGATGGTGTTCTCCGCGCCCCACACTCCGAGGTATTCACGGGTGTAACCTATCTCGTTGACGGCAGCACGGACGTGAGCTGCTATCTCGTCAGGAGTAAATCGGCACTTGGAGGAGACCTCCCCACCGAGTGTAACCCTGCAATTCTTAATCTGCACCTCGACCGCATAGCGAGTCGCAGGGTCGCGCTCAATGTAGCGGTCGAGCAGATAACTGCTGATGTAGTCGGCTATCTTGTCAGGATGTCCGAGCGACACGTATTCTGATATTTGTAACATAGTCGGTTGATTGGTTTTACGATTGCAAAATTAGTGAAAAATGATTATAATATAATCATTTCGAGGCGGTTTTTACCCCTTTTTGGGTGATTTCCTGCTGATTTGAGCCGAAAATCGCTGTTTTCAGGAGGTCAAGCGTTTTGCCCGTATAGAGGTCGTCGGGGGTAGTACGGTACACAGCCCAGCCCATGAGGGTAGCGGTGTTGTACTTCTCCATGTCGCCGAGGAAGCCCTTGGGGTTGATGTGCCTGCCCCCCGTCCATACGCCTCCCTCGACTTCGAGAGCCACGAGCGCAGAGGGAATAGCGTAGTCAAAACGCCACTTGCGGACGGGGTGGAACTTGTACTCCTTGACACACTCCACTCCGAGTTCGCTCTTGCACAGAAGCGTGAAAGCGTCAGTCGCAGGCGGTTGTGGTTTAGTTATTTTTTTCGATTTTTGCGCTCTCGCAACTTTCTTCGGATTATTGGGTAATTTATCAGTCATATCCTTTTCCGTCAAAATTTGGGTGGTTTCTGTTGTTCCTTGAAGATAGCATTTGGGAGGCAGGAATTTTCCCACCTCCCAACGCTCGGAGGGGTGTCGAGGGTCAGAACGGCAGATCCTCGTCGCTCTCCACCATGTAGGCGGCGTCGAGGGTTGCCTGCGGCTTCTCCAGCGGACGCATTGAGCCGATAATCGGCATTGCGTTGCGCTGCTCCTCGGTCATGGCTTCGTAAACCTCACGGTCGAGGTTCTGCTTGATGCAGTGGGTGTCCCCATACTGGGAGTTCTGCATTTCGATTGCCGTCATGTTGAGATAGCAACCTTTCTGACCGACGTAGAGCCGTGCGTCGTCCACGGGGATGACAAGACAACGCTTGGTCTCGGTCTTGCCTTTGAGGTTTGTCACGAATGCCCCCTGCAATTTCAGCAGGTTCACTTTAATTCCTTGATTACTCATATTCGTTGATATTTAGGTTATTGGTTTTCTTTTCATGTTTCACGATGATAGTGAGACCACGTTTCGGCGTGAGTTCCCACGAGCATATTGCGTTGGGCTTCTGGTCGAAGCTGTCTACAACAGCCTGTACTATGTCTGCAGGGACTTCGGGGTAGTTGTCGGCAATCCATTGGCGGCACGTCCCCTCGCGGTCGCACGTCGGAGTACCGACGTAGTGAGCCATCCACTCGGAGAATATCTCAATCACTTGCTTTCGCATAGACGCCTCCTTTCTTGGTCTCGTAGTTTTCCAACATTGTAAATGCGTTCGAGAAGCCTTTGGCAATCCCGACCACTCGCCCGACGCAGAACGCCAGTACTACGCACAGCAGGGCGATGATGATAAGTAATACAGTCATAACTTTATTGCTTTGGGTTGTTCTTGCTCTGTTTCTTGTTCCATGCCGCACCCTTGCGGAAGCCCTCGGAGAAAGCATTGCTGCACACCCTGAACTCTGTTTGGGTACACGGTTGCAAGGGACAAGTGCCACACCTACGGCTCTTGCCGTCCGACGACATGGCTGCTCTTTTTACTGATTTTTCCATATTGTTGCTGTTGATAGGTTTATTCATCCTCGTAGTCCTCCTCGTCCTCGACCTCATACGGGGCTGCGGACGGGTATTGTATAAACCCGACGGGCTTTGTCCGTTCAGGCTCGTAGACGGGGTATTCGTAGGCGTAAACGCACACCCCGAACAGATACAGGGCGATGCGATGTACCTTGCCTTGGATAGTGTGGCTTTTGAGTATGATAGATTTCATTCGCGATGAAAATATTGTTGTCAGAATGGTGCTTCGCTGTCCTCCTCGTAAGTGAACGGCATATCTCCGAACGGGTCTTGTTCTCCGTCAAAAAGCGATGCCCGTCCTGCGGCTTCCTGCCGTTCTCGCTCCTGCTTGATAAGGTGATTTTCGTTGTCCCATTCGGGTTCTACGCCGTTGGTATACGGGACATAGCGACCGTTGTTGAGATTATATTTGAACAGAGCCGTTCCGCACTCTCCGAGGTGTCGGAACTTGACTTTCTGCACGTGTACCTCGACGGTGTTCTCCTGTCGATTGCGATGCACGACCAGTCCGAAGTCTGCCTTGTTGAAAAAGTTTGCAGAGCCGCTGATGTCGTAAAGTGTCGGGGCTTGAATTGCTCCGTCTTGGTTTCTCGGCTGTTTCGTAGGGTGAGCCATAAGTATTACCAAGATGTCGTTGCGCTGCGCGAAATTCGTGAGTTTATCAAGCACCTCGCCGATGTAGAGAGTCTCGCTGCGCCCCTGCATATTGCTTTCGAGGCGGTTGTACGGGTCGATGACCAACGCCTTGATACCGCGACGACGCACGAGGAACTGCGCCCTCTCCAGTATCGTCTCAATCTTGAAGTCCTCCTTGGGGCTGATGAAATAGAAGTCCTCCTCCAAGTGCTCCTTGACCTGCTTGTATTCCCCGTAGGTCAGAGTCGTCTTGCCGAAGTGCTTGCCCGTGAATTTCTCAATGAGTTTACTTGCGTGATATGCAAGAGGGGCGTTCTCAGGGCTGAAATATGCGAAACGCCAGCCGTAGCGGATATTCAGGCGTTCCGCGATCTCGTCGATGAACTCTGATTTGCCACTGCCAGGAATACCCGTGACGATACACAGGCGTTTGGTCTCGAATGAGCAGAGGCGGTCGAAGCACTCATGCCCGATTGTTACCCCTCGCTGCATACCGTTCTCAAACAGAGCGTCCAGTGATTGCTCGAAGTCAGAGACCGTGAACACGCCCTCCAACTTCATTTCGGGTGCATCTTCGAGACATTTCAGGAGGCTTGCCGCGCCGTATTTCACGAGGTGTTCGTTGGCGTCCTTGCAGCCGTCCCCGTACTCCACGATGCGGCAGCGTTCAGCCCCGAAGCGTCGCAGAAGTTCATCACGGAGGACTACTCCCTTGGTATCAGAGTCCGAGGCTATGTATATTGTCTCCTTGTCGTCAAAATACTCCTCGATGTAGTCGTCAAGATACGAGAGGTTGGCATTCGCCCCGTTGGGGACGCTTACCACGTCGAAGCGTCCTGCCTCGGCAAATGAGAGAGCGTCTATCTCGCCCTCCGTGATGATACATTCGGGCTGTCCCTTGATACCGTCGATATGATACGGGAGAAGTTCTGCACCGCTACAAAGTTTGAAATACTTGTTGCCCGTTCTGAACTTGGTGTTGACCAGTTGCCCCTCACGGTAGTAATTGAACTGTACGGTGTTCATCTGCTCGGAGGTCTGAGGCATCCACTCCATGCCCTCGGTAATGCGGAACGCTTCGAGGGTGTCGGCTGAGATACCACGCCCTGCAAAGTATTTCAGCAGTTTTTCCGATAGGGCGGTTGTGCCTGTCGGCTTGGGCTTCTTGTATTCAGGCTTCTGTCGTTTGAGGGGACGGGGATTGTACCACGGCTGGCGTTGCATCCATTGCCGCTTCTCGTCCTCGTCGTAGCCGTTGATTGTCCCGTTCCAACCGCAGTAATGGCAGTTCCATACGCCCTTGTCGAGGTCAACCGAGAGGCTCTTGTCGCGCTTGTTCCTACGGGTCTCGTGGCACTGAGGGCAGAAGCATTTGATTTTGCCCGTGCGCTTCCCGAAGGGAATGTCTATCCCGAAGTCTTCGTATCGTTTCATTGCAGTATCCATTGATTGTTAGAGG